ATGGAACATATTATTTATAATATTCGGTCAAAGAAAACTAAGTGGTCTTTAGACCCTTCCTTAGATGAATTTGAATAGATCCTCTATTTTGATTAGAATAAATATAAAAGAATATCATATTAGTTCAAAATAAGTTTTTCTAAAATTAATACTTAAGAAATCAGGAAGATAAATAAATCATGAATAAAACCTTTTCTCTTAATTTAGTTGGAAATAAAAAGAAAATTAAATTTTTAAATACAATTTATTCTAATTGCCAGGAAGTTTCCGATTTTATTCTTAATTATGTTAAAACAAAGAAAGAATATAGAAAATCAGAAGTTCATAAAAATACTTATTTTGTACTAAAACAAAAATATCCTGACATGAATACTAAATTATTTCAACAAATTAGAGATAAAGTTTTATCATCAGTTAAAGCAAAACGTTTAAAAAATACAAGTAAAATACAAGTCCCAATTATTTTGGATTATCAATCATTTAATTTAAAATTTGATGAAGATAAATATTTTAATTGTTTTTTACGATTTTTTAAAATTAATTTTCCACTTGAAGGAAAAAGAATTATTGAAAAATTAAAAACTGTTAAGAAAATTAAGAGAATTGAGTTAATTCCGAAAAACAATGGAAAATATTTTAAAGTATTCTTTAATTGTGAAGTTGAAAATATTAAAAACAACTTCTCAAAAACATTAGCACTTGATATAAATTTAAAAAACATTTATTTGTCTGATGGTAAGAAATTTAATTTAAAGTCATATGTTCATAAAAAGTTAAACTATCGAAAACATAAAAAACAAATTTTTATCCAAAACTGGTCAAATGGTTATATTAAAATGTTAGCTTCTGATATCTCAAATTATCTATTTTTACATCAAACAGGTTGTTTGATAATAGAAGATTTAAAAAATATCAGAAAATCTTTTTCTAGAAAAAATGGAACATCGAAAGGAAAAAGCTTAAATTATTTGATAAATAATTGTTTTCCGTATTTAATGTTCTCAAATTTTCTAGAAAACTCATGTTTAAATAAAGGTATTTTAGTCAAGAAAATTAATCCAGCATACACTAGTAAAACTTGTTCTAATTGTGGAAGTACAAATACAAATAGGCCAAAACAAAGTTTACTAGTATGCAACAATTGTAACTCAAGACAAAATGCTGATTTAAACGGAGCTAAAAATATTCTTTTGTTTTCACAGAAGAATTCGATTACGAGTGAAGATCGCGGACTAAACTCTAAAAATAAAACGTCCGAAGCTGTGGTTCTTTAGAACCCCAGTAATTCACAGAAAGGACAAACAATGACATTACCTAAACATGTAGCATATACATTAAAAAATATTTTGGAGAATCCAGTATTAATTAACATAATGGATAAATCTAAAGATATTAATAACATAATTGATGAAGTTTCTAGTTGGTGGAAGTATGATTTATATACAAGAAAACCTGGTCCAGCATATGATGAAGACGGTGTTTTTATAGGAACTTCGTTGGATCTAGCTTGTTTTCTTTATGAGTTAGCTGATAGAAATGCAGTAATTAATTTACCAGAATATAAAAGTATTAGACCAAGGAGTCATAAAGAAGGTCAAATGATAATTTCAAATAAAAATAGACACGGATGTGTGATAGGGTTAAATGCTAATAAAGAAACATTTATTTTCTCGGTTAAAATTAAAGACATGAATGTCATGACTTCTGAATCTGTTGGTGATTATAGAAATTTTTCAATTACTAATTTTTCAGGAGATTGGTATGATGGTTGGAAAAAAATTGAATTTATTCCTAATTCAAAAGAAAATTTATTTTTAATGGAAAGTAAAATTCTTGAGGATAATCGAATTACTTTTAAGAACTTTTCTCATCCCAATAGATGGACAAGCTTTTTTGGTCAGTACTATTTTATAACTAAAGTTTTAATTGATAGATTAACTGAGGAAGCATCATACTTTAATTATGAAGTTAAAAAAATGTTGGATGAAGGAATCAAATTTCCAGAGAATGAAAAAGGTTTTGTAGAAGAGTGGCCGCATAAAGATGTTGAGGAAGGAAAGTCAATTAAAGTTTTAGCATTTCAAGTTGAGATTGATGTTCCAAAAAATGATTCTGTATTTTCAATTTATGAACACAATCAGGAAAATTTAATCAAATTAAGTAATTTAAGAAGATACTATATATATAACTTAATCCCAAAGCTAAGGTTTGCAACAAGAGCAACTGAGTTATCTTATTATAAAATACAAGATGCAATGCCACACTGGTTAGAGAATGTTAAATGGGAAAAGGATTATGTTATTCCCGGAAAAAGAATTAAATGGGAAAGATTGGTTTTATTTCAACCGGGTGTTGGAGAAAGAGCAGTATCCATTAGAAAAAGAAATTATGAAAAATCTGAAATTGTTTCAAAAAATTATGAGGTTTAAGAATGAATGTGAGTTGTAATAAAACAAAAAATATTAGTGCATGCGGCACATCTTTAATTGGTTATTTGAATTTAAAATATGATGAAATTGTTTCTCTTTTTGGAAAACCAATTCGACACAATGGAGATAAGGTTGAGTGGGAATGGATATTTAAATTAAATGATACAGTTTTAACAATTTACAATTGGAAAGATGGTCCTAGTTATACTGGAAATAAAAAGATTAAATCTAGTGATATCACTGACTGGCACGTTGGTGGAAAATATAAATATGATTTGAAAATTTTAGAATTTTATATTTACCAACAAATGGGTGAGAAGTTTCATCTTGGTGAAGATTTAATTCGGGAGGATATTATTTAAATGTCAATATCATTAATTTTAAAACCAGGTGGACTACTTATTGAAAAAAGATGGGTGTATAATAAAAAAAATAAAAAAGGAGATTATGAACATCGTTTAATCTCTCCTATAAATTATCTTACAGATTCATATTTGTTATCTATTTTAAATACTGTAATCGAATTAGAAGAAGGATTTACTGTAAGAGACTGGTTTAATTTAATAATTAATTATCCAGTTTATCAAAAGTTAGATTTATTTACTACATCTTTTCTTGAAGAGTATTATAATTGCCCAAAAAAAGGATGCATAGATCCAGAAGGAAAACTCAAAGAAATAGTTTTTCAAAAAATTATTTCAACTGAAAATTATGATCCAGAAAAAGAAGATAAATTTGTATGTGAAATTTATATGGATATTTGTGGAAGATATGAGGATGAAGATACCCATTATGGAATAGAATTTACACCGCTAAAAGATTATTTAGATACACCAATGAAACTTTTGGATGGAATTATTACAAAAACTATTCCCATTTTAAAAGAAATCAAAGAAACTAAAAAGAAAAAGAGACATTCTAATTATACATATGATTATAAAAAAGAAGAAGTTAGAGTATACTACACACTTTTTGAATTTATAACTTCTTTTATTTATGAAATTTCCTTTTTTGGAACACCAGAAAGAAGAGATAAAAAGAGTAAAGAACTTTGTGAAACAATGGAAGATGTTAAATCTGGAAAGGCTAAAACTATTCCGCTTGATTTGGATAAATTAATTAGAGATAAAGATAAAGAGGGCACTAAATGACTCGTGAAGAAATCATAAAATTATATGAAAGAGAAAGAGAATATCAAAAATCAGTTTTTGGAGAATATAAAAATAACCCTTCATTAAATCTGGGTTCTTTCCTTCTATTTTTAGATAACTATTTGCAAAAATCTAAAAAATATTATGTATCAAAGTGGACTGATAATCCACCATTGTGGATGTTATCGAGCAGAGAGTTTTTATCACAAGGATCTTGTCCAGCTGATGCATATGAAGAACTAATTAAGATTTTTGCATTAGCAGGAGCTGCATTAGAATCGTATGCAGCTATAGATGTTTCTAAATGGAGAGAAAATGGAATTAAAGAAAAATGGAAGGATTGAAATAAAATGATAGAACTTGGAAAAACTTTTATGTATCTTGGAAATGAATATAGAATCATTACTATTGACAACAAAAAAAATAAAATTAATATTGAAAGAATTGGTGATAATGTTTATTCTCCAGAAATTGGTGAAAAATTAGATATCGAAAATAAAACTTATAAAGTAATTTATTTTAATTTCAACAAAAACAGAATTTCAATTGTTCCAGTTGTTCACTAAAGAAAGGGAGTTTTAAAAAGATGATAGAAAATTTAAAAGAAATGGTTATTAATCTCAATGATGGACCGCCGGTTGTTCCAATTAGCACTAAAAAATCTAATAAAATCGAAAATCATATTTCAGAAAAAGAAGAAACAATAATTGAAGATAAATCAGAAGAAAACATTCCTGAAATTAATCTAATAAATTTTTATGATTGGTATGAGGCAAATTGTTCTTCAATTCATAATGTGGCAAGAGTTAAGGCTGAAGTATCTAATATTAATTCAAAAGATAGTATTATTTTTAAGATTCAAAAAGGAAAACCAGAGGATGAATCAATGGAATTGGTTAGTTTTTATAATCCTGGAACTAGACCAATTCTAAATCTTCCTCCAGTTTATATGAAAGTATTTAAAAATGACACTTTTGAAGTTTTACATTCTTATTCTGATGAGATTTTTGTTAAATCATATGGAGTTAAAACTGGGTTGATTTTGATATTCTGTGCTAATGTTGATGGAAAAATTGTTCCTTATCATAGAATTAAAATCAAAAAAAATATTACAACAATTAAATTAGATAAACTTCCTAATATTCCAGATATTAGAAAAAGACTTTCTGAAGATGTAGATGTAGAAAGTGTTCAGCTTTTATATAAACAAGCTATTAAATATCTTAATGAATTTACCACAAAAGAAAAAACATTGAATTGGTTTTTAAAGAAAGAAACAGAAGTGATTGATATTAATCATTTATTAAAAATTGATTCTGTGTTGATTAATGTTATTTAGATGATTTTGAAGGGAGGGATATTATATCCCTCCCATATTGAAGGAGCAAAAATGAAAATTCTAATTAGCGAAGTTCGTGGACATGAAGGAAAATGCAAACCAACCTGGTTAAATTTAAACACCATTTACAACAGACTTGATGGTGGAATTACAGGATTTTTTAGAAACATAAAAAAATCATCTTTTCTATTTTTTAATTTTAATTTTAAATATGGTGAAGAATTTCATGGAATTATCAAAAATAATAAAGTAGTTTCAACAAATCACAAATGAACATTAATAAATTTTGTAGGTTGTTTTTAAATAATGTGTATGCATACGACGTCAGAGCTTGCCACTATAACATCTTAAAAAGTTTAAACTATGATATTTCTAATATTGAAAAAAATGATAAACTAAAAAGAAATATTCAAATTGGAAAACTAATGAAAGGTAATTCACAATTAACGAATACTATTAGATCGATTACAGAATCTTTAATTGATGAATACATCTTAAGGAATAAACTATTGAGAGATGATATTATAATTAGACAATATGATGGATTTATGTCTCTTAAACCTTTGAAACAAACTACTGATCAATATCTTCCGATAGATTTACAAACAATCTTTTCTGTTTTTATTATTTCTTTAGATAGAACAAAGTTTATTGCAACAGATGGTAATAAAATTTCTATCAAAGGAATTTCAAATAGATATCCAGAAATTGATGATATTTTTAAAAAAATATTATTTATTAATTACGCTAATAAAAATTCAATTTTTGTTAGCTTACAAAATATAAAAAATGAATTATTAACTTCACAAAATCCTAAATTATATTGTATTCCGTCTGGTGAAAATAAATATAATGTTTTTTTAAAACAATACGGGCAATTCGAAATATCTGAAACGTTAATTAATATTTTAGATACATCCGATATTGATAAAGAAAGATATTTTAATCATTATTTTAAATCATTCTTTGATAGTATATCCATAGAATTTTTATAAAATTCGGTCAAAGAAACTAAGCGGGCTTTAGACTCTCAGATAAATTAGAAAGGAGTATTATGAAAGCAATTTTAAATATTGCAGGAGGAAAAATAAAACCTTTTGAACTGGATGGTTCTGTAATTAAATTATATGATGATTTTAGTTTGTTAGTTAATCTTGATAAAATGTATTATGATTCGATTGATATTTCTGAAATTATAACTGCGCATAGTGATGATGCAGAAAATGATGAAATAACAGAATATAATTTGAATCTTGATGTGTATGAATTTTTAGAAAGGTATCATATTCCTTTCGATGGCATAGCAATATATAGATTTTTAGAACATGTACCAAAAGTTCAAGTTTTATATTTTATATATTTGTTATCCACAATGGTTAAAATTGGTGGTTATGTTGATGTTATTGTTCCAGATTATAAAAAATTAGCTAAAAGAATTATAGAAGAAGATGTATTTTCTAATAATTTTGAAGCAGAAGATATTATTACAACTTTTGAATTATTAAATGAACCTTCTTGTAGTCCTCATGCATCTATATGGACTACTGATAGAGTTAGTAAATTCTTTGAGTTAGAAGGGCGATTTCATGTTGACAGAATTTATGAAGATTATAATTTTGATGGAAGAGATATTTATTTAAGATTTTTGGCACAGAGAGTAAAATGATAGACCAAAATCAATTAAATCAAATTGTTCAATTTTTAAATTTAGAAAAGATATTAGTTCAACAAAAAATTGAACTATATGGATTTCCAAAAGAGAGAACAGAAGAGTTTGAGAAAAAATTAGAAATTGTTAAAAAACAATTAGGAAATAGTGTAGATTTAAAAATCGTGAATGAAGGAGAAATAGTAAATGACAACATTGAGCTTCCCGTTGAGAGCGATCCCAATGGGATTAACTGATTTAGGAAATGAGTGTTTCGAATATCATGATCCCATTGGTGGAGTAATATATAAACATTTACAAACTAAAGATAATATTGATGTTCCATTATATGGTTTATTTACAAAACCTCCAGTTGGTAATATAGATTATAAATATGCAGGATATGTTTCTGATCTTTATCAATTTGAAGGAAATGAGGTAATGAATAATAAAATTAGACAATCAATTCAAGAAATTGGCACTCCAATTTTTAGAGAGTATATTTATTTAAATCCATCCAGAACCAGAATGTCAAATGAAATTCTTATTCAACATCCATCTAATATTCCAAGAGTTGGAGATGTGTATCCACAAGTAGTTGTTAAAAATACATATGATGGCTCTGGTGCAAGAGAATTTCTTTTTGGTTTTAGTGTTCTCGAAAACAATTCAAGAATTTTTGGTTTTGGATTTAGAAATAAGATCTCAAAAGTAAGACAAGTTCATAATATTCATTCAAGAACATCATTTACAAGTCCTATTGGAAATTATATTCAATTCTTTACAGAAAATATTTTAGAAATTATTGAAACTAATTTTAATACACAAATAACAGAAGAACATCTATTAACAGTATTTGAAACATTAGAAGAAATTGGTAAAAAAAGAAGATTAGAAGTTTCATCCTATCTTAATAAACAAGAAGGTACTCAAGTTAATGCATGGAGTTTGTTTCTTGCAATTACCTATTTCTCTACAATTGAAAAGAATGTTAATATTAAATCTCTGTTGGATGATATAGCAGAAAAAGTACTTGTTATCCCAGTTGGTATTCAAAATGTACTTAGAACTTTAAATCAAATAGCATGAATTAGAAAACAAGGGATTAAAGAAAAAAGTAGATTATTTCTTTGATCCCTTGTTTTCCGTTAAAATATTTTTTGTTTCTTTTTTTGTTAGAACAAAATATAAATACATCCGTGGAGGGTTTGTTATATGAAATCCTGTGTTAAATTAGTTGAAAAATATCTAAATTTAATAGAACAAGAAAACATGAAGAGAAGTTTTACAACAGCGGAAGCTAAAAAAATAGGAGATGAAATTGGTGTTGATTGGTCTAAAATAAAACTAGAACAATTTAGAAGAGGGTGTGATGTTGAATTGGAGCATGGAAAAGTTGATCAACAAACAAATATAACAAACGATGATCCTATAAAGACTGGAAAAATAGCTTTAGTTCATTTAAAAGAAAAATCTGATTATTATGTTCTTTTAAAGAAATATATAGAAAGTTAAGAATCAAAAGGATAAAAATGCCAGAAAAAAAAAGAGTACAAACTCCCACTAGGGGATATGATATACAGTTAAAAATAAAAGATCTTGATTATACAAATGATTTAAGATCTGTACGAATAGTGTCAGCAATTAATACTGCATATCAAATTGTAACAATAAGTATTTCATTGGATCCAAATGATTTAATATTAGAAGATGTGATGGGAAAAGAACCTTTAAAATTATCTATTAAATTATTAGGAAGACAAGTTGAAAAAGTTCCACTAGAAGATATTCAGATGGAATTACAATATGTAAAGTCAGATTCATCAGCTCAACCAAAAGAAAAAATTACAGAAGGAATATCAAAAAATAGAACTTTAGTTAATATAATTTCTGTTTGTAGAAAACCTTTTAAAATAATGACATCAATTATTAATGACGTGTTTGAAGAAAAAACACCTAAACAAATTTTAGAAGAATTAGTATCCAAAGCTGGTGGTGAGGTAATATATGATTCTGATGGAGAAAATTCAAAACCAATAGATCAGATAATATTGCCTCCAACAACTTTATATAATACAATTAAATATCTAGATGATAACTTTGGTTTGTTTGATGGAGCATCTAATTTAGGATTTTGTCAATATGATAACAAAGTATATATTCAAAATCTAACTAAAAGAATGAATAAATCTCAAAGCTTTACGGTATATCAATTAGCAACTGATAATACAAAAAATAAAGAAATAATTGAAAAATGTAATGATGGTAAAAATTTCTATACTTATGGTACATTACAAAATCAATATTCAGGAAATGCTAAATTTGCATCAAAAGCTAAAAAGATAAATCATATAGTTAAACCAAAAGATGAATTATATAGAGTGATTGAACAAAAAATAGATGATGTTTGTTTGAAGTTTGGAGCAATTGCAAAACAGCCTGAAATTAAGATGGATTCAAATCTAGATGATAGAGAAACATATAATATAGACCATAGTGGAAATGATGATTCTGATACCTTTGCAAATGCCACAGTTGCAAGAGAAATAATTGGATTGTCAACTGTACAAATAGCTCTAGAAAAAAGTCTTCCAATATTGAATCTTGTAAAAGTAGGAGAACCAGTAAAATTGAAATGCGGATCGTTAGAGTATATTCCATTAAGCGGAAAATATATACTGAAGTCTAGTGATATTAATTTTTCCAGAGAAGCGGCAGACTGGATTTGTTCGTGTATCATATCTATCATGCGAACGAATCAGTATATATAAGAAAGGGATGGAGATGAAACAACAAACTAAAGATAAAATTGAAGGATATGTTGAAGAATATATCAGGTGTAAAAATGATTTTAATTATTATTGTAGTCATTACGTTTATTTAGAATTACCTGGAGGAGATATAATATACAAACCTTATAAAAAACAAGTTGAAGTTGTTGATTTAATAAATCATGATCATTATTGTCTAATTTTAAAATCTCGACAAGTAGGTATTAGCACAACAATTCAAGCTTATTCTTCTTGGATAGCAGTCTTCCATTCAAATTCTAGAATTGGAATTCTTTCTCGGGATGGTACAGAGAGTACAAATTTTGCAAGAGCTGTAAGAGGAATGATTGAGAAACTTCCAGCATGGATGAAACCAAAAGGTGGGAGAGAAGATGGATGTTTTCATAAAAAATCAGAACAGAGTTTTATCCTAGCAAATAATTCTCATGTTATTGCGTCTACAGTAAACCCTCAAAAACCAGAAAATACTTTTCGTGGTACAGCAATTACCACACTAATAATTGATGAAGCGGCTTTTATAGCAAGAATTTCAGATGCTTGGGTTGGACTAGTTTCTTCAACAGCAACTGCTCAAAAAAATGCTAGAAAATTAAACATTCCTTATGCTACTATAATTATATCAACACCGAATAAAACAACAGGAACAGGATCATGGTATTATAGTAAATATGTATCCGCTATGTCAGGTGATGGATTATTTAAACCTTTTATAATTTACTGGAAAGATATAGAAGAATTAGCCAATGATCCTTTTTGGTATAAAAATCAGTGCGAACTTTTTGACGGAGATCAAAGAAAGATTGAGCAAGAATTGGAATTAAAATTTCTTCCAACTGGTGGGTCATTCTTCGATGAACAAACCTGTTTAAAATTACAAGAAGGTTGTATAGACCCCATAGAAACATTTAAATTATTTGAGGGTGAAATTTGGAAATTTCAAGACCCAATTCCGGGAAAGTATTATATAATGGGTGTAGATACTGCCCCGGAATTTGGTGAAGATAAATCTGCTATTACTATATGGGATTATGAGACGTTAGAACAAACTTGGGAATATCAAACAAAGTGTAAGGTTATAGATTTTGTAAAAGTTGTAAAATATGCGGCATCTCAATATCCTGGGTCAATTGTTATAGAAAATAATTCATATGGGAACCAGGTTACAGAAGAACTAAGTAATAGTGAATTTGTTGGAATGGTTTACAAGGAAAAAAGAGGGGAAAATAAATGGGTTTATGGATTATCTAATAATGCTAAGACTAGACCATTAATGCTTGATGCACTATATTCTTATGTAACTCAATTTCCAAATATGGTTAAATCAAAAAGAACAGCATTAGAATTAATTGGGTTAGTTGATAAAAAAGGAAGAGTAGAAGCAGATTCGGGGTGTCATGATGACTTAGCATTAACATTAGCATTTTGTATGCATGTGAGGAAATACGATCCGCCCATGCTTCTGGATGTGAACAAAACAACTCAGAATGCATTTATGGATATTTTAGCAATGAATGATGATACTGAAAATAAATTTAAAGATAGTTCAAGTATTATGAAACATGTAAAAGAAAATGTATTTAAACCAGAAGATTCATTAGTAAATACTTTAGAACTTTTTTATAGGTAGGAATAAAAATGACTAATATAATAATTCAAGAATTATTTGCATTACCAATAGGATTAAGACCAGTTGTATTTTTAGGAGGAATTCCGCTATACGGATCTAAAACTTTAAATGACAAATTGATTCAATCGATTAAAAGTTCTAAACGAGGGAAAATATTTCAAAAATCAATAATAAATATGATAAACACTGGATTAATAATTCCTTGTTTTGCTGATAGTAACATAATAACTTTTTTCAGAAGAAGGATTGCTAATGATACTAGCGGAGGATTATTAAGAATTTTAAGAGTATTAGTTGCAGGTAAAAAATCAATTTCACACCCATTAGATTATGTATTAGCCTTTTATGAGTTTGAAACAAATAGAATTATTATATTGATCAGTAATCATATTAATGAATTATTTTCCGGAACAGCCTCTGATGTAGCTATATCTCTTTCTTTGACTCATGAAATGATGCATATGTTTGCTCACCAAAATCCCAACAAGTTTTTAAGTTTGTTTAAAGATGAATTAAACTCATATTATTTGACTTATTTTAAAGAAATTTTCAAACTTAAAGACGATAAAATGTTGAAAGATAATGTTGAACAGGTTTATAGATTTTTGTTTTTAAAATGTGAAATGACATCTGTAATTTCATTATCATCATTGTTAAATGAATTAAACAAACTACAAAAATATTCTACATTAAAAAAAGAAGAGTTTAAAAATATAACTTTTGATTATATTAAATTAGCAAGAATATTATTACAAAATGATATGAATAAATTAATTTCAGTAGCAAAAACAAAATATAAATACATACCTGTTCCATTATATGATTCGTACAAATTAGTATTTAAAAAAACACCTGTTAAAGGTTGTTTACAAGAATTAATATATCCAAGTGAAGTTATATGTGGATTAGTAGATATTAGATTAGATTCAAAAATTAAAAATGCGTTAAAGTCTTTTTAATTTTTAAAAGGTGAAAAATGATTTGTGAGTATGGTTGTAATTTAGAAGCAAAATATAAAACTAAAACTGGAAAAAATTGTTGTTGTGAAACATTTTATAAATGTCCGGGATATAAAAAGAAATTATCAATCGAGCAAAAAACAAGAAAGAGATTTTCAACAACAGAAGAAACAAAAAGAAAAATTAGTACAACATTATTTGGAAAAACATATGGTCCAAAAAGTTTAGAATGCAGATTGAAAATTAGTAAAAAATTAAAAGGAAAGAAAAAGGTTCAAAGAACATTACAGCATTCGTTAAATCAAAGTAATTCACAATTAGGAAAAAAACGAAGTCCACTTTCTAAAGAAACAAAATTAAAAATATCAATTAAAAATACTGGAAAGAAAAGAACAAAAGAGTTTAAATTGCTACAAAAAGAAAAAATGTTAAAAAATGGTCATGAAATTAGAAAATGCATTAAAAAAATATCAAATACAGAAATCAAATTAAGAGAAATAGTTAAAAAACTTTATTCAAATTGTGAGTTTCAATATTCTGTTTTAACATATGATTTAGATGTAGCTTTAGTTGATTATAAAATTGCTATAGAGTATGATGGATACTATCATTTTTGTTCAGATGAAAAAATAAAATATCATAAAACAAGACAAAAAAGAATAGAAGATGAAGGTTGGGTTTTTTACAGAGTAACGATGTTCGACAAATTTCCAACTTTAGAAGAAGTAAAAGAAAAATTAACGGAGATAATAAAAAATGGCAAGAGATTATGATAAAGATATAGATAATATTCAATATGGAAAAACCTTTGCAAAGGATCCAAAATTTTCTGAAATATTGTCAGATTCGTCCATTGATAGTAAAGTTACCATAACTAATGTTCATAAAAATATTAATTCAATGGCTGGTCAACTTGAAAAAAGTCAATTAGATTTTCATAAACAAATTAAGGGAATTTCTGGATCTATATCTTCTATATCTAAACAACAAGAAAAAATAGTTAAACAAATACAAATGAGAGAATTATCTTCATCGAGAGAAGTTAAAGTTGTTGAAAAATCAGTGCAACAAATCTTGGGAAAACTTGGTTATACTATTGACATCCTTGGAAAAAGCTCAAAAAAAATTTTAGTTGATACTGCTAGAACTACAAAGGAAACTTTAAAACAATATGGTCAAGCTCTAAGTTCAGATTTCAATATTAATAAAAGTAATTTCTTAGCAATGTCATTAGCTAAAGCTTCTCCTATATTTGGATACTTTGCTGGAAAGTTTATGGAAACAGGAATATTTAAACATTTTTCAGAATTAATAAAAGAAAAATTAGGAATGGCAGTTACTTTTGTTGGTAATAAAATTAAAGATCTTGGGAGTAGAGGAACCACTAAAGTAAAAACCTGGTATAATAAAAGAAAAGAATCTAAACAGAATCAAAAAGAACTTCCTAAATTACAAACTGGAGGATATGTTACTAAAGCTGGTGCAGCAAAATTACATGCAGCTGAAGTTGTTGCACCAGTAGAAAAATTAAGAGATATGTTCACAGAGGCATTACAACCAGTTACTGATACAGTTAGAAAAATATATTCATTTATGAAATGGGCAACTGTTTTTAAAATGGCGAAAAATGTCTATAGATTTTTTAGAAGGGGAAAATATTCATCATATTTATCCAAAACTAAAAATGTTCAATTAAAAATAGCTGAAGATTTTGGAACTTTCTTTAATCAATCAATGTTACGATATGATGAAATGATTGCAGCATTAAAAGGTAATAAGAAAGAAACAACAAAAGAAGATGAAATGATCAAATTGTTAAATGCTCTAAAGGGTGAAACTACTGATAAAAAAGAAAAAGGTGGATTAAAAGAGGTATTTAATAAAGAAAAAATATCAGAATGGGTAAAAACTTTTACAGATGAGTTTGGTAAAGCTTTTAAAGCTGAGCTTAAAAAACCAGAAAATATGTTTAATAAAGTAAAAGAAAAAACATCTTCAATAAAATCGTGGACTTCTGATGTTCGTAATATTGCTAATGGAGAAGATAGATTAGATTTTGGATACGGAGATAATTTTGGGAGTAAATCAAAATCAACAAGATTAAAAGAAAAATTTGGAATAAAAAAAGCTAAAGAAAAGGCTGAAGAATATCACAAACGAACTTTAAATTATTTTTCTAAAGCTACAAAACACATTAAAGTTGATGAAAAATCAAATTCATTAAAAGATAAACTATTATTAAAAATTAAAAAATCTTCAGAAGGAACTGAAAGTAAATTAAGCCTAGGTCATTCCGCTCTTAAAAAAGGATTATCATCAATAGGAACATGGTTATTAATAGGATTTGGTTTACTAAAAACAGCATTTAGTAAAATTTTAGGAATAATAAAACCAATAGCTAGTATATTATTAAAAATACCTTTTAAAGCTATCGGATTGGTTTTCACAGGACTTGGAAAAATACTTGGTTTTTTAGTAAAAAGATTTCCATTAATTGCAGGAGCTTTATCATTTATGACTGCAGCAAAGGATGCATTTTCAGGGACATCCAAGGCTAGAGATTGGCATGGAGTAAAAAAAGGAGAAAAAGTTTCTACATCACAAAGAGTAACTGCTGCTATTGGTGGGGCTCTTGGAGGAACTAAAAGCGGTCTTGAAGGTGCAAAATCTGGAGCATTAAAAGGCGCTGGAGCAGGAATGTTAATTGGAAGCGCAATAGTTCCAGGATTAGGAACAGCAATTGGTGGAGCAATTGGAGCGATAGCTGGAGGTGTTTTAGGCGCGGTTGGAGGAAAAAATATTTCGGTTGGGCTACAAGCAATTTGGGACCAAGTAAAAAGTATTATAGAGGGTGCATGGAAATTAATTAAACTTCCATTTAGAATGATTGGTGCATTAGTAAGTAGAGCCAAAAAATGGTTTGGAGAAAAATGGCAAGAAACAAAAGATTATTGGCAACCAAAAGTTGAACAAGTTATTGAATTTGTTAAAACCCCATTTAATTGGATTAGCAATTTAATTAGTGATGCAAAAATATATTGGAATGAAAAAATTAAAACATTTTCTGATTATGTAAATGAAAAAATAGGAGGATTTTTAGATCCATTATTTCAAATTATAGATCCAGTTGTTACATTTATTTCTAATAAAATGGGTTGGTTAGCAACTACTGTTAAATCAATAATTGGATGGATAACTAATCCTATTAGTGGAATAACAGAACTATTAAGTAATATTGGTAAAAAAGCTGAAAATACTATTAAAATAGCCAGTGATGTTGTTGCTGGAGATGTAAAAAAAAGAAAAGCAGCTATATCATCTGTTGAAGACGCGGGAATGAAATGGGCCAGAGGAGAATCAAAATCTAGAAAAAATACTAAAATAAATAGAGAAGCCGGAGGAGATGAATTAGATAGAAAAAATAGAATCAAACCACCTACAATTGAAGAAATAACTCAATCATTTTTATTATCCAGAAAACAAGATGACATCAGTGATTCTTCTAATGCAAGTTCTTCAGTTATGCCTCTTGCTCCATCTGCTGGTCAAAAAAGTATATCTCAAAAAATGATATCTTTTATATCAAATGTTGGTGAAAAAATTGCCTCTGTTTTTAATGGAAGTGGTGCATTACCAACTGAGTCACGTGTAGTCACTTCTGAATTCGGTCCAAGAAATACTGGTTTAATTGGAGCATCTACTTTTCATAAAGGAATAGATTTGCGAGCTCCTATGGGCTCTCCAATTTATGCAATGCAACAAGGAACTGTTGTTGGTATTAATGATAAATGGGGCAAATTAATTTTAAAACATCCAAATAATTATTTATCAGAATATGCTCATTTAAGTGGTTATAATGTAAAACCAGGAGATGTAGTTCAAAAAGGTCAAAGAATTGGATCAGCAGGAAAAACAGGTCCAATACCTGGAATGGCTTCTCATTTACATCACTCAATAAAAGCGCCGGACGGAACTGCAATAAATCCAAGAAGTTTTTATGAACAAATTGGAATAAATTTACAACAAAAGGGTGGTAATCAAGTTTCAAACAGAGAAGTTGGTGGGCCAAATTTTAATATGAAACATGTGGCAAAAATACAGGCAGATAAAGATATTACAAATGCAAGTTTATTTAATGAATCAACAAAGGGAATTCAAAATGCAGTACAAGATTCTATGTTAAGTTCTGGAAAACATGCTGCTATAGTGATGAATAATATGAATACAGTCGTTTCTGAAGTTAGTAATATTGCAAGATCAGTTTCTGCTAATGGGGGACAAAATAATGGACAAGGAAATAATGATATAAATAGAATTCTAACTGGGGATTTAGCCTAAAAGGAGCTAATATAAATGACTTCAAAATTTAGTAAAAGTAAAACTAAAACATCTTTATCTAACATTTCAAATAAAAAACCACCAGACACTAAAACATTACCTGAAATTATTGGAGGACCTCCAGAATCTGGGGGACAAACCGATAAAATGGATTTAGATGTATTGAGAAGGAATTCTTCTTTATTAATAGATATTAAACCATGTAAAACACACATCGAAACAGGAATCTCTCTTTTTCGTTTAGATTCAGCATGGAATGATTACGTTAAATTTTTAAAAGATGTTGGATATTCTCCAACTCCAGAGCAAACTTCAAAAAAAACAATTACAATTTCAGCAATGGCTGAAAGTTTTCCAACTGATACATTTTCAAACGAATATGGAGAGCATTTTTTAAATCAAATTACTGATGTTGCAGGACAAGGTTTTGGACAGTTAGCACAGATGATGGGTCAGAAAACTGCTACAGGAGCAATAAAAGAATTAGGAAAACTGGGAACAACGGCAGGTTCAGATATTGGAGGAACTCTTGGAAATTTAATAGGTGGGATAGGCGGCACATTAGTAACTATTGGTGGTAAGGGACAAGATGTAATTAATAAAATGTCAAAACAAGGAGGCGTATCTGGAACAATAGGAAAAGCTATGAATCAATTATTAGCTGGAGCCAGAATAGACTTCCCACAAATTTGGAAAAATAGTTCGTACAATCCAACATTTTCTTGCAGTATTAGATTATATAATCCAAATCCAGGAAGTAAATCTGTAACTGAAAAATTTATAATTGCTCCATTAGCTGCAATTTTAACATTAGCACTACCTCAAGGAAATGATGAAAATGCATATACTTGGCCATTTTTTTGTACGGTTGATTGTAAAGGTTTATTTAAAATTCCAATGGGCGCTATAACAAATATTACAGTATCAAAAGGTGGTGAATCTGGATTAGTAGGATTCAACCAGAGAGTTTCTATGGTTGATATAAGAATGGATTTTGTTAATTTACACAGTACAATCTTATTGTCAAAATTGGGAATTGGTTCTAGACCAACATTAAAAGGGTATTTAAAAAATATGATGGATTCATATGAGTTAGAAGATATGTATATTAAGGATGACTACAAGCTTCCCGATTGGCAAACTGCAAAATCAAACCCTGGTGATATAACTACTACATCAAATACAGCGACTGTGACAGACCCAACTTCAGCGCCTGTACCAAGGGTTAACGCAAATAAACAATCTGAGGAGAATAACTTAATAAAAAACCAGCCAATTATTGTTTAACATACTACATTTCTAATATAGAATCCAATATAGTATGCTAAGAATGAACTAAATTGAAATTTTGTTTGGCTGGTTAATCTATTATATTTTTCTTCGAATTTTGTTCCTTTGATAGTTTTTAATAATAGATTAAGAATTTCTTGTTTAAAATATACTGTTTTAGTTGTTCTTTTCAGAGACATCAATTTTTTAACATATGAAATTAATTCAGGACCACAAATTTGGTTAATTGAGGACATATTTTTAAAGAACAATTCAATTATAAATTTAATATCATTAACTAGTTTAGTATCTTGTAAATTTTTAACAATAATTGTTGCGGCCGATATATTAACTCTTGTTAATTTTCTAGCAGATTCAAATGCTTTATAATCTACTTCTTTATATACACACATCTTATTTGAAATTGTTTCCGCAATTCTTTGACCTTTTCTCAATTCTTCTGGATACATTTCTTTTCCATATTCATCTTCTTTAGATGTTCCCAAACCCATACCTAATTCATCATTTTTATAATAAAATTCAGCAAAACTTTTTAAACTTTGAGCAATTCTGCTTCTTGATTCATAAAGAAACAACGAAATTTTTTCTGGATCAAGTTCTAAAAATGCTGACGTATATCTTCTTTTCATTTCATTTGATAAGTGAAATAATGCATTGGATATAGTTTTTTCTCTTGAAAATAAATGATTTGGATTCAGATGATCTATAGTATAAGAAAATACTTCTGGTTTACAATATTGAAACATTTTTTGAAAAAAATTAGAATACTGTCTTATCATATAATACAACATCAATATACTAAATGTTTGTTGATCTTTTTTTTCTAAAAAATGATACATTAAAACTATTAAAAAATTTGATCCAACATCTGATTGTAATAATGAATCTTGAGCTTTTGTTCCATGGTAAAATCTTTTAATAAAATCTCTGATATCTTTTTCTTTTAATTCAGTTAAGTTTAATAATTCATGAAAATGTTTTTTCCAAACTGGATGATAACATGGTTCTGCTAAATTATTTAATTCAGAAACGGTAAGTTTAGTAATATAAGTTTTTAGTTTTACATCATTAAAAATTGCATTTTGTTGAATAATTTGCATAATTAAGAATATACCCTTATAGAGATTGAATTTTCATTAAAAAATACATATTCGGGAGAATATTCTAATAATTCATTTTCTGTTAATGTTTCTAATGAATATTCAAAGAAAATATTAGATTCTGGCTTAATTAAATTACAATTTCTAACTCCGGCAACGCCCTGAACCGTTTCAATAATTTCAGATTGATACAATGTAATATTAGGTCCAAATCTACTTGAGAATTGTGTTAATAACGTATCTTTTACAAGATTAGATAATTCGACATCTGATCCATAATAATTGGAAGCTTTAAATACTTCAACTTCTAATTCTAAAGGAATTTGATATTCCAATAATACCCATTTATTTCCATTATAAATATATTTTTTTCCTTTATTAGTTACATAAATTATATCATCAGTTATTGGTGTAAAATAATACCATATGGTTCCTGTAGTATCTATACATTGAGCAATTTGCCCATATTTATTAGCCCAAGTTCCAAACTCTGTAAAACCAATAATATATCGATCACCTATATTTAACAATACCGGAGGAATTGTAATTCCAATATCTATACAATCATTCTTAGTAACTGGATTATATTTCATATTAATCATAGAACCAGTTGTATTTGTGAATTTTAAATTAGTAAAATCTGTTAACATTCTATATGATTTGAAATTCATTACTGACATCATATTTTGAAGAATAGTTAATTCAAAACTTTCTTTATTTATTCCGTCATAATAGTCTTTTTCAACAACAGGAATATCATAAACAATTGTTGTTCCAGAAGTTAAATCAATCTCAACATTTGACATCATAAAATCATCTAAAGATTTACTAAATGTTATTTCTGCAGAGTATGTTGCTATTGGAGTTCCCGAATTAGTAAAAATTTCTAATTCTAAATTAATAGTTCCGGAAGGAAATAAAGTATAAGGATTAAATGTATATGAAAACTTTTTATTTACAGGATCATTAGTCATCGAATATACTAATGAGGTATTAATTACTTTTAATTCCCCCAAACATAAATCATAATCTAATTCTGTTGAATTATATGATAATTCAAATACTGCAGTATTTCCAACTTTTGAAACTGTTAGTTTAGAACAAACAATATCATATACAACTCCATAACTGGTAATTAGAGTGGGGACAATTTCTACCTTATATATGATATAATTGTATGAAGCGGACGAATTAATTAAATCAATATTTATATCAAACAATGTATAATACAAATCTGAGTCAATTGAAATAATTGTTTCTCTTGGAATATAAGTTGTAGAAATAGGAATTGTGTATTTAGTATTTCTAGTTGGAACTATAGCATTTTCTGAGATTGTTTCTCCAGTTATAGAAGAAGTTCTCGTATTAGTTCCAAAATTAAGAATTGAAAATAATTGAATTTCATTACACTTAACATCAGATCTTTTTAAGACTGGCAAAGTATTATTCGATATTGGAGTTCCAATCATAATTGATCCAGCATGCTGATAATCATATTCAGAAGTTAATCTTTTTAAAGCTACTAAATTTGCAATAGCATTACTTCTAATTTCTTGAATAGATTCTTCGTCTGAACCACCTGATGCTGGTGATGGATTAGTAACTGTATAATTAATTATTGAGGTTTTTCCAAATGAATCCGTAACATACATCCTATCGCCTGTTTTAATAGTAGATGCAATTACATTTCCATCTGAACCCTGAGTGATAAATGCGGTAACTTTTACCGTCGATCCTCCAATCGGTTGTACTCCAATTAATCCATTTCCAAAAATTAACCTTCTTCCTGTACTCGTTGTTCTTGATACATATCCATAGTCTGTAGATGACATTAAATATATACTATTAAATTCGGTGTATAATCTCCATGAAGTACTATCTGGATCTCGAACTTGAACCACTAATGAAGATAATTTCCCATCCAACGGAACATCTATAGTGATAAATTGATATAATTCAATATCTGAATCTATTTGAAATTCTTGTTCTACTTCTTCATATTGTCTAACTGGTAAAATAAATGTAAATGATGGATCTGCAGATGTTGTGTCTATATTTACTGGAAGATTATAAGTTTTAGTTGTGTTTTGAGTAACCACAATAAAAACACTAGAGTTATTAGTTACTTTTATATTAGTTTCATAATATGTTTGAAATTCTATATCATCTGCATAAAATTTAAAACCTTCTGGAATATTAAAATTAATATTAGGTTCAGAAAATCCTAAAGGAATATTAATTAAAACATTTGCAGTCGGATATGTTGCTTCAGTTGGGTTGTATCCTAAAAATGCAGATAAATTATAAATTGATTCTGGTAGTTGTGCTGTAGTTAAAAAGAATTCTTTATAACTTGAGCTTGAATAAAAAATAATATTTGATGTCAACGTCGCAAGTGTGTCAACCAAAAATGATAAGAAAGAACTCTTAATTAAATCAACATTTTCTATCTCTAGATAATATTTCATGTATTCAATAATTTGATTACGAATATTATCTCTAGAAATATAAATTTGATTTGATAAAGATGTATCGATACTTGAGCTAGAAGTTGTCATTTATTGTCCTTTTAAACTAAATAATTTTTCTTTTACTTCTTCTAAAGTTGGAAACCTATCAAACATAGTTACTCTGTAAAAAACCCATCCTTCATCTTCTATTCTTTTTTGTCTATTTTTATGATATTCTATATTTTCTGGTGTATTGAAATGATAATAACCATCAAATTCTATTGCAATTTTATATTCTGGTATAGCAACATCTAATGCATAATTAAAAACTTTATGTTGAAATTCACAATCTGGAAAAATTTCTTTAACCATATCTCTTAACATTACTTCTGGTTTAGATGGATTTGTTTGAGCTTTTAACATTACAATCGCATGGCCATTCAAACACATATTTCTTAAATATTCTCTATATTTTGGTTTATTGTATCCAGAATTTGGATCTTGATGAGATTTTTTTTTAGAAACAGATTGTAATCTTCTAGTTTCATCATTTGGAAATATACCCGTTCTTCCAATGCTAATATTTTTAATTTGTTCTGGAGTTCGTTTTTTACCAATATTGCCTAATCCAATATGCAATCTCCATTTAACTGATTGAGGTCCTCTTTTTTTACCTGCCCAATATCCTGGTTTTCCTTTATTGTGCCCCATTTTCTTTCGAGATTCTTCAGAAAGATAATCATGTTTTCCTTTATTCCAAATAACTAAAGTTCCATCTTCATATAAAACTTTTAATGTTTCACCTGACTTTTTTGTTAGATTTAAAACTCTTTCATCTGTTTCTTTTGTTAAACCCTTATTCCAGGACGGTCTTCCTTTGCTGGATTTACCTTTTTTAAATCTTACACTTGGACATGACTTATATGTTTCACAGCAACATCCTTTGCCATTTTGAAATTGGTGAATTGCTGGTCTACCACATCCATATGAACACAATTCTGGTTTTATTAATTCTGGTTTTATTTTTATTGGATGTCTTTCTTTGGTTGTTAAGGATCTTTGTTTTGATACTGATGGACAAGAATTATAATTTTCACTACAACAAACTTTACCTTTCTTAAATTTGTATTTAGCCAATTGTCCACAACCATACTCACATAAAATTTTATCAATGTTATCAAACTCTTTAGCTAAATATTGTGACATTTATATCCTCTTTTTATCAATATGGAATATTGAAATTAAACAAAATATAGTCCAGAATTTTGATCAAATAATCCATTTAAATTTTCTCTAATAGTTTCATTTTTAGATAATAATTTTGTCATGGAAACAGACTCAGATAGTTGATGAATCTTTTTATCATAATCATAAAAAATTAAATTGTCAGAAACTTGTAAGTCAATCTCAGTTGTTGTCCTTGATTGTTCCACTTTACATTGCATTTTCCAAAAAGATTTATCTCCACTAGTTTGTTTCTGAATACCGGTTACAACATATAGTGCATATCTATCATCTTCTTGAATATAATTTTGATACAATTTAATTATATCATTTGAATATGGTGTAATTCCATAAGAACTAGGAATAACAAATCCAGTGTTACCTTCATTAACCAATCCAATTTCTTGAGCATCAAAAACTGTATCAGTTTCTTCAATAAAATAAACAGGTAATGTTAAAATTTTTTTCCATCTTACTCCAGAATATTGACCTATCTTTTCATAATAACCGCCCATTAAATTCTCATTATCCCAAACTGTTTCTTCTGGATCTAAATTATAATAAGTAACTAAATATGCTTGACCATGTTTAGAATAAAAATCGTATAATGTTTTCCAATAGTCAACAAAATAGTCATTTATTCTATTATAGTTTTGCATTCTTTTTATCTAACTCCCGTTGCTTTATTTTTTCAATTTTTAATTTTTTACCTCTCTTTGATATTTCAACTTTATGTTGATAATCACTTAATTTTATTTTAGCCTTTCCTAATCTTTCGTGTAAATCTTGTAAATATGAAACTATTGTTTTTCTGCATTTTTCAGGATTCTTTTCATACCAACAATCA